CCGCTCGCTGAAGCTCTCCACGCCCCAGAAGATCGCCCGGCAGCCCGCCCGCTTCATATCCGCCATCAGCTCCTTCGAGATATACTTTTTCGAGCAACGTCCCTGCGTCACCCAGTCCATCCCGATCCCTTCGATCCCGTTCGCGATCTCGTGCATCCAGCCTTCCGGCAGGTGCGTACCCACCAGCTCGTCATCGTAGACAAAGATATGCTGGCAGCCGCGTTTCTTCAACCCGTGCATCTCCTCGATGATCAGTTTCGTCGGTCGGTAGCGTGTCGCCCGGTGTCCGAATATGATATTACTGCAGAATATGCAGCTGTACGGACAGCCCCTGGTCCACATCGAGATCCCCGGATTGGGGCGCAGGATACTCATGTTTCCGAAATACGTCGTGATGTCCGGGCTGAAATGGTGGAAGTCTGGGATCGGGATCTGATCGATCGGCAGCGGTTTGCCCGCCTGGATCCCGGTCGCCCCCTGCTCCAATAAGCCCACGATATTCCCTTCGCATTCGCCGGTGACAACCAGGTCCGCACCCCAGTTCAGCGCTTCCTCGGGCGCATAGGTCGGGAACACCCCGCCCACCGCCACCATGCCTTTATAGCCCGCTTTCCGCACCGCCTCGACGCTCTCCTGCGCCCCGCGTGCGCTGATCGTCAGTGATGTGAAGCCCACCACGTCCGGCCAGGCTTCCGGCTGCTGGGCAAATGCCTTCTGTAGCTGGCTCGGCGTTCGGCCCAACGCCTCCAGATCTACCGTCTCGGCATAATGCCCGGCCCGGTTCAACACCGCTGCAATCGTCGGCAGCGCCAGCGTCGGCAACATCCGATACTGCGCCCCAGAATAGTGGAACACCGGTGGAATAAACAACTGCACCTTCATAACACCTACTCTCAGAACTTCACCAGCTGCAACTTCTCCGTCTCACCCAGCCGCTCGCCGATTGCTTCCAGCGTCGGCTGCCAATACTTCTCCATCACCTTATCCGCATCGTAAGCCAGCGCCCCGTCCCTGGCCCGCTTGCGATAATCCTCATTGCCTCGCATCCGGTATGCGCTCTCCAGCGCTTCCCGGATCGCCCCCGTGCGTGGGATGTATTGCCACGCCCCCAGCGGCGTCCAGAACTTATCTGCCTCTTTCAGCGGCACCTTCCACCCGCTGAAGGTCAGCTCCGTCATGCTGGTCCACTCCCCGGTGATCACCGGGCAGCCTGCCGCCTGGCTCTCCACGATCGGGATCCCGAACCCCTCGCCCATGCTCACCGCCAGCGTCACGTCGAACGCATTGTAGATCGCGTTCATATAGGCTTCGTCATAGCCCAGCATCCCCTGGTATTGATCGCAAAATAGCACGTCCAGCTCCGCCGGGTCCGAGCTGCCCACCAGTCCCCACTTCAACCCGTTCAGGTCGCAGAACTCCGCCAAGTTCATCCCCTGGTTCTCGCCGTGCATCCCCAGCACCGTGTGGCAGTACAACAGAGCCTCCGGGTGCCCGTTCTTCTTGAACTCTCCGAACGCTCCCAGGTTCTGCGCCCAGCTCTTCCGGGCCGGAACGCCCTTGTTCGCCGCCACGATCCCCACCAGGTACAATGACGGGTCAATCCCCAGCGCTTTTCGCACCTCCAGCCGCTCCACCGGCGCAAAAGCCTTCGTATCCACGCCGTGCGGCACATAATAACAATCCAACCCGGCTTCCTTCACCCGCTCTTCCGCGTGCCTGCTGTACACGATCCGGGCATACGCCGTCTGGACCGCATTCTTGACCGGCGGTGGCAATGGGTCGTGATCCACCGGGAACCATGGCACCCAGCGCGTCCCCGCCATGATCAGCGCCGGGTTAACCACCCAGGCGTCCATCAGCGTGATCAGGATATCCGCATGGAAATGCGCCGCGTGCGCGCTCATCACATCCAGCCCGAACCCGTCATACCCTCTCGGATAAACCTTGATCCCGTTCCAGTTCAGCACGCCGCCTTCCAACCCGTAGAACGCCGTCACCGCCACCTCGTGCCCCAGCTTCTGAATCCGCGGCGCGAATAGCAGCGTCTGGTTCCCGTACCCCGTCCGCGCCCATGGCGCATTACTCATCCAGCTAATCTTCATCGCACCCTCCGTGCGTCTTCTCTACACCACAAAAACTCTGTGTTCTCTGTGTCTCTGTGGTTTGCACTAAACATCCCTCCAAAAGAGCCGGGCAGGGTTGGAGGGTAGCCTTTTCGATCAAGTAGCGACCTATCCCGGCTCATCAAATCACTTGCCTACTACATACGAGAAACTGACGATCGAGATCGCCCCGGTGCTGCCCACATTGGCCTCTTTCAGCCCGATATAGTGGGTCGGCTCCACGAATACCGTGGTCACAGCTCCCATCGCCTGCGGCACACCTGCCACATACACGATCGACCCGCCGCTCACGATCGTCCCGCTCACCGCCGTCCCGGCCGTCCCCAGGTCCACCAGGTACAGGCTCGAAGTCCCTGCGCTCTCCTGCACGAACTCCGCCCCTAAAATCGTGATCCCGCCGCCCTGGGTCGGCACCTTGCAGAACGGGCGGAAGTCGTTGGTCAGCGCGCCGACATTGCAGCTTACGATATGCACATCAAAAGTGTTAGCCATTTCTTTATCTCCTTAAGCGCTCGGCGCTGTTGCATCGGCGTAGATATAGACGCCCCGTTTCGGGCGCCAGATGCCGTGTGCGTAGATCGCGCTCATGTTGAACTCGACCCCGCGTCGGCTCTCGTCCCGCTCCGGGCGTATCCGGATAGACCGGCGCCAGTCGATTGCGATCGCATCGCGTGGGAACACCCCGCCCTTGAAGTCGTCGGCGCTGTCCGGGTCGGCGAACACCTGGTAGATCGGTACGCCATAGAAGGTGAAGGCCTGCGTCATGCCCTGGCGCGTCACCTGGTCCGCCACACCGGTCGCAGCGACCGTGGTAGCCCCAGCCACGCTGGCCGACTTCGCCAGCAGTGCCGCCTGGTACACGTGCAGCACGCACGCCAGCGGGATCTGGTTGCTCTTGTTGGCGTTGCGTGCCCGTGAGATAGCGGCCGCCACGTGACCCCAGGTTAAGGTCGTCCCTGCCGAGCCGATCGTCCCGCCCGTCAGGCTGGCGATATCGGTGATCAGGTCGGTCTCGACCTTGTCCAGCGCAGCGTATCCCAGCTCCAGTGCCGCATCCCGCAGGATGTTCTCTGGCGCTTCGCTCTCCGCCCGTGCATCGGTCACGAAGAACTGCAGACCGATTTCCGCCGGTGTCAAGGTCTGGTCCGCCGAAGGTGTGAACGCATCGCTGGTCAGATCGTCATCGTCTCCGATCGCCTTCGCCGTCCCGCTGTTGTACTTATAGCCAATCCGCGGGTTCATCCCGGCTGCGTCTCGGAACTGAGTGACCAGCCCCTGCATCTGTCCCATCTCCCGGACAATAAAGACCGCATCTTCCTGGAGATTTCTAGCGATACTTGAAATATCGCTCCACATATTTATTCCTGCAGTCATATCCTTTTTCTCCTATTCCTGTAGAGACGTTGCATCGCAACGTCTTTACCCGAAGAGTCTTTTTCTCCGTTGCTCGTCCGTCTCCCCGCCCCCCGTTGCCGCTGGGTTCGTAGGGTTGACGCTCGTCGCACCGGGTTTAAGTTTCTTTAGCGTCTCAGCCACCTTCTGCGCGTCCGTTTCCAGCTCCTCGGGCGTCTCGCCCTTCAGCCTGTCCACGAACTCCGCCGGAATATTGGCCTTCGTCGCTGCCTCCTGGCGCATCCTCGCCAGCTTCTCGCCCTGGAGTTGCGTCCTCAGTTCGTCCAGTTCTTTCTGAGTCTTTTGCAGCTCGGTCATCTCGGCCTCGCTGCGCTTCTTCTCCGCCGCCTCCAGATCCGTCAAACGTTTCTGCGCCTTTGCCAGTTCGCGGTTCTCACCGCGTAGCTTCTCGATCAGCGCCATCGCCCTCGTCTTATCGAATTCCTCTTCCGTAGGGGCGGACGGCGTCTGCCCACTTTCCGGCGTCTCCGCCGCTGTCTCCGTGACAACCGTCTCAGTTGTCGGTGTTGTGACCGTCTCAGTCATTTGTCGCTCCTATTAGCTCTTTCAGACTTTGTTCGACCCTCATCGGGCCGTACACGTTATCCTCTCGGATAGCAGATAATTGCTCCAGTCCAAACTTCCCATTCCTCCATGCTGCATACTTCCCCGGCCCCAGCATCGCTCGCTGCGCCGCCTCGCTCTGCTTCCCGAACCACTCCGTCCCGATCTCCTTCACTGGATTGTCAAATCCCTTCACCATTGGCACCGCCGTGCAGCGCCCATTATGGTGGTCGTTCAGAACCTCCTCCACCGGGTGCGGCGTCCCGTGCATCGCCACGCAGCTCATGCACGTCCGCGGATCCCCCAGGCTCGCAAACCATACCCAGCCATCCACCACATCCCTGTTCGCCAGCATATTCGCCCGGTTCGCCTCCCGGTACGCCCATAGTTGCGCCGTCCGCACGAACCGCAGCGCATCGCTCAGCCCTCGCCCAAACGCCTGCTGCACCGCCGCCGCGATCTTGCGCGGGTTCCACCCCAGCGTCACGCCCTGGATGATCGCCTGCATCACCGCCTCCGCCGTATTCGGCGCCAGCAACACCAGCCGCTTATACAGTGGGCCGCCCGGCTCCAGGAACCCCAGCAGCGTCTTGATCGCCTCGACCGGCAGCCGGTTGAACCCTACCGCCAGGCTCGTATCGCCCTTCAACAAGGCACTGATCATCCTGCCCATGCTCTCGCTGCCCAGCGTGATCCCCAGTTCCGATGCGATCTCGATCTCGTTCGCCGTCAGCGCCTGGAAGCCCGCCAGCTCCTGCATCAGCTGTCCCATCAGCGTTTTATACCGCTCCAGCCGGGTCAGTTGCCCCATGCTCAACTTCCCGCCCGCAGCCGCTGCCTGCATCAGTAACGCCTCGATCTGCGCCGATAGCCGCACGTACGCCCGCTGGTACGCATCGATCAGACGTCCCGCCGCAGCCATCTCCCCCCTGGCCAATTGCGCCTGGTACTGCTGCGCCACCTGGATCACCGGTGATAGGACTTCAGGCACTATCTACTCCTCCCGATCCCACCCGCCGGTAATTCTTCCCTGCCTGTAGCCGGGATCGTCCCTGTAGCCGGGATCGGTGATCCCGGTTGGCTGTTGGCTGTAGGCTCTCCCTGCCCGAACGCCTTCAAAATCATGCTCCCCACCGTCCCCTCGCTCGCCTTCTCCTCCTCCATCAACTCTTGCTCCTTCTCCCAATCGTACCCGCGCCGCTTGCTGATCGTCTGCTTGCTCACCAGTTGGTTATCCAATTCGAACCCGTCGCTCTGCGCCGCCCCCGTCTCGTCCACCGGCAGTGGGTCTCCCCACGTCACCAGCCCCGGCTTCCCCTCCATCCCTTCCAGCTTCATCATCCGCTGCTCCAGCTCCAGCAACGCTTCGCCGAATAGTTCCCGTTTCGTATCCAGCTTGTCCAGCACATCGATATACAGCACCCGCAACCCAAAATTGGTCAGCGCCCCCACCCGGTCCTTGATGCTGCTGATATCCACCGTCCGGCTGATATCAAATAATGCCTGCCTCAGATCCGCATAGAACGCCCGGCTGCTCGCCAGGTCGCTCTGCATCTCCAGGTTGCTCACATTCGAGTTATCTCCCGGCAGCCACACTACCTTATCCGGCCCCCAGTCGATATCCTTCGTCGCCCCCACCCCGCGCCCCCACGTCTTCGGGTGCGCGTGGTAGCGAATGATCCGGCTGATATTGCTGGCCAGGAAGTTCACCCGGTCCTGCAGCTCGATGATGTCCTCCACATCGCTCTGCCCGTAGCAATCCCCCGCCTGTGGCAAATTCTGCCAGTGCACGATCGGCGGGAACTCGTACTCCCACGCCTGCGAGCTGGTCAGCGTCCACTTCCCGCTCGTCGCCTGGTCCGCCCGCCACTCCTCGATCACCCATCCGCTCGCCTCCTCCTCCGCCCCCACCCGCCTGATCACCTCTTTGCGTGCGATCTCATCCTTTCCCTCCACCACGTTATACCGCATCACATACGCCCTCACCGTGTCCACGTCCTCCGGCTCGGTCTCGATCTCCATCCAGCGCGGGTCCAGCGCCACCACCCGCGTCATCAGCTTATCTTCCGTCTGCTTGCTCTCTACCCCCTCCGGCACCATCTTCAAATAACCCGTCCCGAACACCGACGCATTCTGGCACGCCTTGTGCAGCAGGATCCGCTTCCGGTTCGCCTCCCACACCTCATCCAGGAACGCCTGCGTCGCAGCCACCGGCGCCTCGAACTTGACGCCCTTCAGCATCATGCTGATCCCGCGCTCCACCGCCAGCCCGACGAAATTCATCGCCAGGTTATCATCCGCCTGGTTCGGCTTCACCTTCAGCTGCCGCTTGTGCATCCCCTGGTAATAATCGTCCAGCCGCTGGTACTGCGTCAGCCGCGCAATCCTGACCGTATCCGTCAGCTCATCCAGCCTTAGAAAGTTCCTTAGCAGATCTCGTGCTCCATCAATAAGGCTCATAATTCCTCTTACTCGCACTTATCTTCTCAATATTTTCTCTGTGAACTCTGTGTCTCTGTGGTGAGCATTTATCCATCATACGGGCTCTCCGTCATCGTCACCTGCGGCATCGCCATCTTCGAATACCCCACGCTCGCCATATCCACCTGGTCATCGAACTTCCCCTTCGGGAAAGCCACGTGCTCCTCGATGAACGGCTCGTTCCACGCCCCCCGCACCAGCCGCACCTGCCCGCCCTGCAGCGCCGATGACCACGGCCCCGCCCGCACTTCCTTATCGCCCGTCACCGTCTCGAACCGGATCAACCCGAAGCCCGCCTTCACCAGCATGCGGTTAGTCGCCTGCGCGCTGTCCAGCCCCGCGCTCCCTGGGTCCTGCTGGTGCCAGATGCAATCGATCAGCCTGCCCGTCGCCTGATCCGCCTTCATCTCCGACTTCATCAGCTCGTCCCGCTCGCCCGGCGTGCATTGTTTTCTCGCCACCTTCTCCACGTACACCAGCTCGTCCTTCGTCAGCGTCAGCACCCCGCCGCAGGCATAGTTCGTCCCTTTGGTCACCGTCTGGCTGCCCGCCTTATCCCAGAACCACATCCGGCTGATGATATCCTCCGGCTTCGGCGGCGCATCCACGATCGTGAACCACTCCCGCCTGAAGAAATTCCCCATCCGGTTATACGGGCTTTGCTGGTACAGCGCCTCGAAGTCATACTCAAAGATATTCGCCCGGATCCGCTCCAGGTCCTCCTCGTTATACTTCTCCGGCCACAACGCCTCCCCCGCCTCTCTTCCCAGCGGGTCGCTCTCATTCACCCACACCCCTTCCAGCATCCTCCCCCTCTGGTACTCCTCAAAACTCT